AAATGGGAGAGGATCAAATGGGAGAGGACAAAAAAGAAGAAAAAGAAAGTGACATTTTTAAACCTAAAGAACAACAAATAATTCCAATTAAAGTTCCAAAAAAGAACACTAGAATAACAGGTAAAGTGGAAAAAGGCATTGCGGTTCTAGGACCAGAAACTATTGTAGAAATTGGTGACACAGATTTAAGAAAACGTCTTCCTAGAAAGACACCGCCAGTCATTATCAAAGTTTCAAGTTATTACATGAATAATAGAGAGAAGTTTATTAACTTTATTAATTCTCTATTTGAACCTTATAAACAAGAATTGTTAGAAAATAAAGAAAGTATATCGTGCGATGTCATCGGAAAAACTAGTACAAATTTTTCTTTATTGACACATCAAAAAATTGTTCGTGATTATATGAATTTGTATACGCCTTATCGCGGACTTCTGCTCTATCATGGTTTGGGATCTGGCAAATGTCACTCAAAAGGTACACAAATTATGATGTCAGATGGATCAATAAAGTTAGTTGAAAATATTAAAGAAGGTGATTTATTAATGGGTGATGATTCAAAACCACGAAAAGTAATATCTTTAGCAAGAGGAAGAGATAAAATGTATGATATTATCCCTATTAAAGGAGATGCATATAGAGTCAATCAAGAACATATATTATGTTTACGTGCTTCTGGATTTCCAAAAATTTGCAGAAATAATCACAGCAAAAATACAAATTATAATATACAATGGATTGAAAATAATCAATTTCAATCAAAAACATTTACTTTCAATATAATAAAAAATAATGAAGAACAAATGAAAGAAGAAGCTTATAATTTTTATAGGCAAATTTTGGGCGAAAAAAAAACAAATGATAATGTTATTGAAATTTCAGTCAATGATTATTTAAAATTATCAGATAAGAAAAAAGCTATTTTAAAAGGATACAAAGTTCCTGTTGAATTTGAAGAAAAAGAATTACAAATTGATCCATATATGATAGGTTATTGGTTAGGTGATGGAACTAGTTATACATCGGAAATAACAAGTCAAGATTCTGCGGTATTATATTATTTCGCAAAAAATTTACCACAATATAAGTTATTTTTATCGCATAGAGATAAATATACTTATGGTATCACTGGAAATGGTAAATATTACAATAATGTCTTTTTAAATACTTTAAAAGAATTAAATCTTATTAATAACAAACATATACCTCATATTTATAAGTGCAATTCAAGAGAGAATCGTTTGAAACTTCTTGCAGGGTTATTAGATAGTGATGGATATTTTGATAAACTTAAAAATGGTTTTGAATTTACACAGAAAAATGAAAAATTAATGAATGATGTTATTTATTTAGCTAGAAGTTTAGGGTTTTCTTGTTATAAATTGGAAAAGGATACGTCATGGACATATAATGGAATTAAAAATTATGGAACCGCCTTTAGAATTCATATTAATGGTTTTGGATTAGAAGAAATACCAACAAAAATACCAAGGAAAAAAGCAAATGCCAGACAACAAATAAAAGATTGCTTAGTTACTGGAATAGATGTTCAATATGTAAAAGAAGATGACTATTATGGATTTATGATTGATCAAAATTGCAGATATTTAATGGGTGACTTTTCAGTAACTCATAATACAGCAACTTCCATCGCAATTGCAGAGGGTATGAAAGACTCAAAACAAGTCATTATTATGACCCCCGCTTCTTTACGTGCAAATTATGTAGAAGAACTTAAAAAAGCAGGTGATTTACTCTATAAAAGAAATCAATTTTGGGAATGGATTTCTCTTGATCAGTATCCAGAAGCATTACAACCAATGTCGGCAGTACTAAATCTTCCACAAGATTATATTCGCAGACACAGAGGTGCCTTTTTTATTAACGTATCTAAAGCTTCCAATTATGATGAATTAAATGATATGGATAGAAAAGTATTAGAAGAACAATTAAATGAAATGATCAGCGCAAAATACAAGTTTATTAATTATAATGGATTGAGGTCTCAACGTTTGTCTGAAATGACAAATAAATTTACACGTAATATTTTTGATAATGCAGTTATTATTATTGATGAAGCGCACAATTTAATTAGTCGTATTGTAAATAAACTTAAAAAAGAAAAACCAGTTCTTGGTGAAGAAAAAAGAAAAAAGAATAAAAAAGAGGGTGAAGAGAAAAAAGAGGGTGAAGAGAAAAAAGAAGATGAAGAAAGTATTTTTGGTGAAAATACACCTATCAATTTAGCAACTAAATTATATTATATGTTACTAAGAGCAAAAAATGCACGAATTGTATTATTATCTGGTACTCCAGTTATCAATTATCCTAATGAATTCGGAATTCTTTTTAATATTTTGAGAGGATACATTAAAACATGGAAAATACCATTAAATATAAAAACAATAAATAAAGTAGATAAAGAATCACTTCAAAAAATATTACTTGGAGAGAAGACAATGGATTACTTAGATTATTCTCCTTCTAGTAAAATAATGACTATTACTAGAAATCCATTTGGTTTTAAAAATAAAATTAAGAAAGATTCAGGATATCAAGGTGTTACAAATACAACAAAAGATGGTTTTGAATTAGATGATGACTTTATTTCGGATGACGACTTTGAAAGAAAAATTATTAGTATTTTGAAAAGAAATGATATTGATGTTATCGCTCAGGGTATTGAAATTATTAATAAAAAAGCATTACCTGATGATTTAGATACTTTTATGACACGTTATATAAATGATACTGATAAAAAACTTAAAAATACAGATGCATTAAAACGCCGTATCATCGGTTTATCATCTTACTTTAAAAGTGCTCAAGAAAGTTTATTACCTAGATATAATAAAACGATCGGGGTAGATTATCACATAGTTAGAATACCAATGAGTGATTCTCAGTTTAAAATATATGAATCAGCACGCAGAGAAGAGAGAAAAATGGAAAAAAAGAAACCTAAAAATAGTTCCGCAGAATTATTTGAAGAAAAAGCATCTACTTATCGCATTTTTTCAAGATTATTTTGTAATTTTGCTATTCCTGAAAGACCTATTCCTGATAAAAAGAAAAAAGCTACAAATGAAAAAGAAGAAAAAGAAGAAAACGAAGAAGAAGAATCTAATATTACACAAATTATTAAACAAGGAATACGAGAACAGGCAAAACAAGATGTTGATGACGAACGTGAAGGAGATATTGAAGGTGATGAAATTTTAAATATATTGGGTGGAACTACATATAAAGAGAGACTAGATGCTATGCTTAGAAACGTAAAAGAGCATGCAAATGATTTTTTAACGCCTGAAGCTTTACAAATATATAGTCCAAAGTTTTTACATATTCTTGAAAATATTTTAGATCCAGAGTATCAAGGACTACATTTAGTATATAGTCAATTTAGAACATTAGAAGGAATAGGACTTTTCAGTTTGACACTAGAAAAAAATGGTTTTGCACGTTTCAACATTAAAAAAAATTCTTTAGGATTGTGGCAAGTTAATATTCCTGAAATAGATGAAGGAAAACCTACTTATGCATTGTATACAGGTACTGAGACAAGCGAAGAAAAAGAAATTCTAAGACATATTTATAATGGTGAATGGGATGATATTCCAGAAAGTATTGGTTCAGAATTGAAAGCAAAATATGTTAATAATAACATGGGAGAAGTAGTCAAGGTTTTTATGATTACATCTTCTGGTTCAGAGGGAATTAATTTAAGAAATACACGATACGTTCATATTATGGAACCTTATTGGCATCCTGTGCGTACAGAGCAAGTAATCGGACGCGCTCGTCGTATTTGTAGTCATAAAGAACTTCCACTTGCTTTACAATCTGTAGAAGTATTTGTTTATTTAATGGTATTTACTGAATCTCAATTAAAATCAGATGAAGCTATTGAATTAAAAAGAAAGGATTTAAGTAAGGCAATACCTCGTGTTCCACAAACAAGTGATCAATATCTTTATGAAATATCTGAAATTAAAGCTGGACTCACTTCTCAACTAACTGATGCAATTAAAGAATCGGCATTTGATTGTTATATTTATTCTAATGGAAAATGTGTTAATTTCGGTGATCCTACTAATGATAAATTCGCATATGTACCAGATTATGCAGATCAACAAAATGATACTACATTACAGGCAAATAAAGAGAAGATTGACTGGATAGGAAAACCAATTACAATTAATAATGTTAATTATGTTTATAGGAGAATGAGCAAAACATTATTGTATATTTATGATAAAGCAAGTTTTGAAGGAGCATTAGATGATTCTTCTATTATTCCATTACAAATAGGAACATTAGAAAAGAATGAAAGGGGAGAGAATGTTTTTAAACAATTAGTTTTGTAAACATATTTATAATATCGCAGAAATAATAAATTCAATCACTGATTTGTCTTCAGGAGATAAATTTTCATATTCACATAAATAGTCGCCAATAATAGTCGTTATTTTTTCATATAAATTTTGTGTTTTGATTTTTATATTATCTAGTAATTTTGGATATTCTTTTCTTTTAATATAATAATTCTAAACCCTAAATTACGAATACTATGGTTATAATTCAGATTGGATAATGGTTTAGATGACGCATATGTGTAGTTAAATAATAAAGAAAATAGTAAAACTAAATAATTCATATTCATTTTGATAGTGTATATTAATTATTAATTATTTTTTTTCTAATAGTTGTAATACTTTATTTAATTTGTCATCGTATTTTTCTATTTTTTCTTCTATATTAATTAGACGTTCTTCAATTGTTTTTTCATTTATAGCAAGATTTATATTTTCAAAAGGTTTTACCTTTTTAAGTTTTTTAAAAATACCTTCTTCTTGAAAATCTTCATTTTGAAATTCTTCATTTTCACCCCAACTTACACTTTTATCTTGTTTTTGCGAGTCGTTAAAAATAAATTTTTCATTTTTAATAGATGTTTCTTGAGATTTTAACCATTGATCACTATTTTTTTGATAAGAATTATTAATTTGTTCTACATCGTAATTTCTTTTTGCAGTCATTTCTTTGATCATTTTTTCCATTTCATTTATTGGTTCATCTGTAAAATTATCCTTAAAATCTGGAACTTCTGGCACCTGTAAAGACATAGCATTTGTAAATTCTTGTTGACGTTTCATTAAATCCGTTTCAAATTGTGTTTTTTTTTCATTTTGTATTTCTTCATAAGTTATTGGCTCTTTTGTTTCCGAATCGTTATATATTTTTATTTTATTTGGCATATTATTCGGATAATTTTTTTTTATATGATTTAAAATCAATAATATATATTTTTTATTCATTTCTATTAGATTCATCGTCTTTGTTCTCTCTACTTCAAAAAAACCCTTTATATTTTCATTAAATAGTTTAAAAATATTTACTTGAATATCTCTTGTTAAAAATTTGAAAATATCTGAATCTGTAATAACCTCCCAAATTGTCTCAATATTATCTTTTTTAATGAAATCTTGAACACCTGTAATACTTTGAACACCTGTAATACTTTGAACACCTGTAATACTTTGAACACCTGTAATACTTTGAACACTCATAAAATATATAAATATAGATTTTTCTTTTTATATATTTTTTACAAAGAATCATTAAAATAAATTTTTCTGAAATGTTCCATATATTTATCTTTTAATATATGTGTTTTTAAATAATTTTCAGTAAATTTATCTTCTAACATATGAACAATAAAAAAGAGCGAATATATGCCGCATTCTGTATTTCCATATTGATGTTCCATTCCTTCATTACTATCAAATTCAAAATTTATTTTTGGACTAATGCTTCTACCCTCATCAATAATACGATCTACTAAAACCATGATTTGTTTAGGCACTTTTTCTCCCGTACTATCAAAAAAGAATATTTTCTTTTTTTTAATATTAATAAACATTGAAATCCAATGTTCACCGGGCTTGTTATGAGGATCTGTATTAAATACTATTCCAATTTTAGTTTTTCCACTTTTTAATTGTTCTTTTACACTAAATTTACATAGTTCATCCCAAACGCATTCTCCATATAATTTTTTAGTATCAAAATCAATAGGTGAAGGTCCAATAAAGTCAAAACATTTATACGCTTTCTCATATTGTTTCATAACATTCATAATATCTACACTTGATAACCACGTATTTGGATTTTTTTTCCATTCTGATGGAGATTCTGGCGCAAAAGAATCTGCTACATCACTATCTACCTCACCAAATTGTGATTTTTGTTTTAACCAACAAGATTCTTTATTACAAATACCACTAAGATGTTTACTAATTTGAGCATGAATTTCTTTCGGTGAATTAGTTTTTATTTTTGCATCTGGATGACGTGCATTCCATAAATCGCGCAGTTTATAAAGTGACTTATTTGAATAACAAGAGAATACATTTATTTCACCTTTTTCTTTTGGACTGCAATTTACTTTTGATAAATGTACACTTTTTTGTTTTTTATCTCTTTTACTATCATTATATTTACCACCATTATATTTACCACCATTATATTTACCACCATTATATTTACCACCATTATATTTACTACCATTATATTTACCACCATTATATTTACCACCATTATATTTTTTTATAGTTTTATTATGTTTCATTTTAGATTTTTTTCTTTGTGTCTTCATATAGTTTATATTTATTATTTATCTTAGGAATCTATTTTTTTAAACATTAAATTTGTTGAATCGCTTTTACTCTTTATACCATCTTTTTCAAATGTGGTTTCAGTTTTTACTTTGGATTTAGTTTTTACTTTGGATTTAGTTTTTTTATCTTGATCTGTTAATGTAAAAATCAATATTTTATCTGCTTCTAAATTATTTTCTGATTGATTTATTTCGTTAAATGATACATCTTCAGTTAACGTATTCTCTTCTGTAAATATAAAATCTTTGAATTCTGATTGTATTGTATCATGATTGTCTTTTATTTTTAAATATTGAATACATGAATTTATATAGTTATTGTATGCATATTTTATTTCAATTGGTAAATCTTCTGGATCTGAACCAGTTATACTATCCTTAAATAACTGAAAAATACGTTTTTTATAAAGTTTACGTTCTTCCTTATTGACTTTTGCCATTTTTTTATTTTGAACATGATCTGTGTACATTTCTTTATTTAGAAGACAATCTAAAGTAATTTCATTAACAAAATCCATTTTTAGAAAATATAGAGTCAAAAAATATTACATTTAACCGCATTTCCACCTTTTCCACCTTTAGAAAAGGTGGAGCCAAACATACTATTTTGGTTATATTTTTTTTACTATTTTTTGCTCTACTTTTTTTAAAAGTAGATATATATATATGTCTAATTTTGTAAATGAAAACGGAGATACTCACTTAATATTAGTAATAATTAGTGGAGATGAAACAGAGGCGATAAATGTTATTAACCGAGGTAATTCACATCCAGAGATTGTAAATTCATATGGTGACACAGCATTACTTTTAGCGATTCATTATAGCATGGAAAATTTAGCAATTAGAATATTGGAAACAAATGAAGCCAATGTTAGTCATGTTGATAATCATGGAAATACAGCATTAATTTTAGCATTAAATAAAAATTTAGAAAAAATTGTTAGAAAAATGGTTGATTTATATCAAGATTTAAATATAAACCATTCTGATAGTTTTGGAGATACAGCTTTAATGTTATCATTGATTAGAAATTATCAAGATATTGCACAAAAAATATTAGATTTAGGATTACAAAATGTATCAGTTATAAATAAAAACGGAGATACATCATTATTTTTTGCTATCAATGCAGGTAATGAAAATATTGCATTACAAATATTTAATATGAATAGTTCATCATTTGAACATATATCAAATGAAAAAAATACATCTTTGATAATGGCTATTAATAATGGAATGGTTAGACTTGCAAGTGAAATTATAAAAAAAGCAAGTCCTTCATTCATTAGATATGTAAACAAAGAGAATAATACAGCATTAATTTTATCCATTAGTAAACAATTTTGGGATATAGCGAATCTTATAATTGATACAAATCATTCAAATGCTAATCATTTAAATAATTATGGAGATAATGCATTAATATTATCTTTAGCTGCGGGAAATGTAGAGACTTCTAAAAAATTATTAAAAGAACCAGGTATTGACATATTTTATAAAGGATATAGTGGAGTTTCTGCTTATGACATGTGCAAACATATGGGTATCCGCCTTTAGAAAAGGTGGAGCCAAATACGTAACAAACATAGAAAAACTTTGACTCCACCTTTTCTAAAGGTGGATTAACATGTCTGTTTGGTCAAATCTCTTACTTGAACTCTTGTACTATTATTAAATACATTTGCCCCCACTACATTTTCATCTGGGTTTGGATTAAAACTAGTAAAACTATCACTTTGAAATAATAATTGATGTGGGTTCGGCTGTGAAATGGTTTTAAATTTGTATTCATATAAATCACTTTTACTCATTGGAACATATACTGCCTGACTACATTTTTGTAAAGCATAAATTTGATTTCTTAATTCAGACTCTTTATTAATATTAGATGCAAAACCAGACCAAGGTGCTGTTCTATTTCCTGGATTAAATACTTGATGTACATTATATGTAGGTACCTGTAATGGTGCAACATTCAATTCTTTTCTAGGATCAACAATAGGAAAATATGAATATTTTGTTAATACTGGTCTCACATCTATGTAAGGTTGTAAAACTTTTGAAGGTATATTTCTATCATAAATTCTTGAATTCGTTTCTTGGTGCATTTTTGCAACACTTTCTTCTCCATTAGAATTTGTACAAGGTTGGTTCATTGATATAGATATACAAAAAAAATCCACCTTTATCCACCTTTATCCACCTTTGAGAAAGGTGGAGCCAAAATACTTTTAAAATGTAGTCAAAATAATTTTAAAATGGAGCCAAAATACTTTTAAAATGTAGTCAAAAATAGTAATATACTTTTAAAATGGAACCAAAATAATTTTTTAAAAGAATAAAAAATTATTTTAATTTGGCTCCACCTTTTCTAAAGGTGGATGGATTTGTTGTTATTTAAAAAATATATAAAGAAACAATTATATATTATTATAATCATGTGCGGTATTTTTGCTCTTCTAAATGATAACAATAATGCTAAAGAAGTAAATGACGAGTTTATGAAAGGACAAGGAAGAGGGCCTGAATTTTCTAAATTAGATACTTCCTATATTAAAATGACATTAGGATTTCATAGACTTGCTATTAATGGGCTAAATGAAGCATCTAATCAACCCCTTATAATTAATGACATTATTCTCATTTGCAATGGTGAAATTTATAATTATAAGCAGTTGTACAAAACTATGGGAATTGAACCTGAAACCGGTTCTGATTGTGAAGTTATTATCCATCTTTTTCTTAGATATGGTATTGAACAAATGTTGACTATGTTAGATGGCGTATTTGCATTTATTTTATTTGATAATCGTATTAGTGAAGACTTGAATAATAAAGTGTATGTAGCTAGAGATCCATTTGGTGTTAGACCTTTGTATTATTTGAAAAATTCGGTTGATATCGGATTCGTTCCATCAGATATCATGTATGGTTTTGCATCTGAGCTTAAATGTTTAGAACATTTTTATAATAAAAATACAAATAATTATTCTATTGAACAATTTCAACCAGGAACTTATAGTGTATATAACTTGTCCAATAAAGTTTTTTCTATTTGGACACCCATTAAAGAAAATATTGTGTATTTTGTTCCTTCTTTTTCTTACATTTCATCTATTGATGATGAACAAAATTTTGTACCTTTATTAGATAATGTTTATAAAAATATTAAATATTATTTGACTAGTGCAGTAGAAAAAAGATGTCTGACTACAGAGCGACCCATTGCGTGTCTTTTATCTGGAGGTCTTGATAGCAGTTTAATCGCTGCACTCGTTTCAGAGTATTATAAAAATAATCATATTGGCAAAGTTCTAGAAACATATAGTATTGGTCTAGAAGGTTCTGAAGACTTGAAATATGCTCGCGTTGTTGCGCACTATATTGGTAGCAAACATAATGAAATCATACTTACAGAAGATGATATGTTTAACGCTATTCCAGAGGTTATTCAAAAGATTGAAAGTTATGATACGACTTCAGTAAGAGCAAGCATTGGTAACTATTTATTAGGAAAATATATTACCGCACATTCAGATGCAAAGGTAATTTTTAATGGTGATGGTTCTGATGAATTATTAGGCGGATATTTGTATATGAACAATTGTCCAGATGATATTGAATTTGATAAAGAAACGCGCCGATTATTAAAAGATATTCATTTGTTTGATGTATTACGTTCAGATAAGTCTATATCATCCAATGGTCTTGAGCCACGTACTCCATTTTTAGATAAGAGTTTTGTAAATTATGTTTTATCTATTCCTGCTTACTTCAGAAATCATAAAAATATTGGTAAAATAGAGAAATTCTTGTTGCGTCAAGCATTTTCTGGAGACTTTTGCAATGAAAAAAAAATATTACCTGATGAAATTCTATGGCGAAAAAAGGAGGCATTTAGTGATGGTGTGAGTAGTCACGGTCGTTCTTTGTACACAATTCTTCAAGAAAAAATTGCAAAAAAATTAGAAAATGTAATTACTCCTTTCACAGAAGGTATTCAGACTGAAAAGTATTATTATAAACAAATTTTTGATAAATTGTTTCCAAATTGTCACTCAATTGTGCCGTATTTTTGGATGCCAAAATATACGGATGCTACAGATCCAAGTGCTAGGACATTAACTTTTTATGAGAAAACTAACTCTTAAACTACAATATTATAAATATTATAAATATTATATACATTTTTATATCTAAATATATGTATATAATATAGAATGATTACTAGTAAATTTTTATATAAAATCCAAGATAAGTTATTTAATATTTTTATATTTATTTCTTGGACTTTAATCATTATTTCTGCGCTTGGTTTTTCTCAAAGCACACCCAAATTTCTTTCAGAATTGGACTATTATGTAAGTATTTATATTTGTCTTTTTTTAATGTGGAGGTTTCATCCATTTAAAAGTAAATATGAATTTACTGAACTAGACCGCAAAATTGCATTTACTGCTGGTTTATTTATTTTTACAACTACTGCATTACATAAATACTTGTTAGATGCTGAAAATATTTTTAAAAATTATTTTTAAATTTTTTAGTCATACTTTTTATTTTTATAGGTTTTATTTTTTTGATTTGTTTTTTTTCTTATAGTTATACTTCTTTTTGGTTTTTCGTTAAAAAATGTTTGCAAATGTCTTATAATATGTTTTCCTACAATTTTATCTATTTCATATTCCTTTTTGTCTTTTTCTATATACTTATATTTATAAAGTTTCCAATGATCTAACATTATTTTTTCAAAATCTTTTTCATTTGTATATTTTTTCCCAACCTCTGAATGTATAACTCTTTTCAACATTTCTTCAAAAGATAAATCATAATAATATGGTTTAATATTTATATAATATATATTTTCATTAGACATTCCAGGATGAAATGTGTCATCTAAAAAACAAATTTCTGCGTTTTGTGGCAACTTAGTGCAACGAATAAAATCATCATGTGTTTTATTATGTGTTGTCCGGCATATTTCTACATGTTTTCCATTTATTTTGAATGCTGCAATTATTTGATCAATCAATTTTATACCGATTTTAGATTCAAAATATTCTATAATGTTCTGAGCCCATTCACGAGGTCCATTATTATTTGTATATATCATCATTTTATGACAGCATCTTGATTCTTTCTTTGTCTTTAAGTACTTTAAAATATTTATTATATTTGGACGCAAGAACTCAGGGAATAAATCTAATAAATCATTAAAATCCTCTTGTGTTAATTTTTTACTTCCGGTCCGAGATAAACAATCCCAAAACATACCAAGTTCAGTGAAATATCCGAGTGTTTCGTCTAAATCAAATACAACAATTTTCATTACTATTATATATTCACTTTTAGAAAAAGTGTAGCGAAAAACTTTATTATCCACCTTTATCCACCTTTAGAAAAGGTGGAGCCAAATTCTATATAAATTCTATATAAAATCTATATAAAATCTATATAAAATCTATATAAAATCTATACCAAATTTTTACAAGGTTTGGCTCCACCTTTTCTAAAGGTGAAACCAAATTTACAAGGTTTGTCTACACCTTTTCTAAAGGTGGAACCAAATTTACAAGGTTTGGTTCCACCTTTAGAAAAGGTGGAATGGATTTAAAATATTTGCAATTAGTATAGATATCTATGCCTGAATTAACTAATAAAGATTATAAAATAATTTTAGAATATTATAAAAAACCAATACCTAAATCAAAACGTTTATTAAAAATGGAAGCAGAAAAAATACTTGCTTCAAAATTATGCAAATGTATTAAAAAAATTGATCCTATAAATGAAGCTAAATCAATTGGTATTTGCACTAAATCTGTTATTAATCGTAAAGGATATATTCGTGGTAAATTCACATGCAGAGGAAAACCAAAAATTCAAATTAAGAAAATGAAAAAAAATATAACACGCAGAAAATATTCGTGATAATTATATTTATATATTATAATATGACAAACGTTCCATATTATGATATTATTATTATTGGTTCAGGAATGTCTGGATTATACAGCGCATACCAGATAAAAAAATTTGCTCCTCATAAATCCTTTCTTATTTTAGAAAAATTTCAAAAACAATGGATAGGAGGTAGAACCAGCAATGAAATGTTTTATGGAACACAAATTGTTACAGGTGCTGGTATCGGTAGAAAAGATACAAATTCTTTACTAATTCAACTACTTAAAGAGTTGAAAATTAAGTTTGGTGTATTTCATTCTATTATGGATTATTCTTCTCTAATTGAACCAGTTGATGTAGAAAAAATGATTATTCAATTGAAACACTTTTATAAAAAATATCCAGAATATCAAGGTTTAACATTCAAACAATTCTTTATTAAAATGTTAGGACCAAAATTATATAAACAATTCACAATATCTGCCGGATATACCGATTATGAAAATGCTGATTTATATGAAACATTATATAATTATGGTATGGATGATAATAAGGGTGGATGGACTGGTCTTTTTGTTCCTTGGAAAAAATTAGTTAATACTTTATACAACAAAATAGGTTCTAAACATTTTAAATTCAGTGAAAATGTAGTTCATATTGAACCAATTAGAGAGGATCAGAAACATTGTCTATACGAAGTTATTACTGAAACTGGTACCACTTATTGGTGTAATAAAGTTATTGTTGCTACTACTATTAATGGTATTCAAAAATTAGTCCCTGACAATCATGGACTATATAAACAAATACACGGGCAACCTTTTTTGCGATTGTATGGCAAATTTAATAAAAAATCCACTGAAATTATGCAAAAATATGTGCCAAATTATACTATTGTACCTGGACCACTACAAAAAATTATTCCTATGGATTCAGAAAAAGGTGTATATATGATTGCTTATAGTGATAATGCAAATGCAATTGCTTTAAAAGATCATTTAAAAAATACTCCTGAAAATCGTGATTTGTATTGCGATCTTATTGAGCAGTCACTTGGAATTCCAAATAGTTCTCTCCAATTACTCGCAATAAAAGATTTTTATTGGCCTATAGGGACACACTATTACGACCCTTTGAATAAGTCAGAATTTAAAACGAGAGATCAGTTTCTGAAAGAGGCACAACATCCTCAAAAAGGAATGCTTGTTGTAGGTGAAGCAGTAAGTAGATATCAAGGTTGGGTAGAAGGTGCATTAGAATCAGTTGAGGCAGTTGTAACAAAAAAATGGATTATTGATGAGTGTTAAATAAACAAGTAATAACCATGATAACCTATTGCTGCAAAACCTAACATTAGCAGGAGTTCAAAGTATTTTCTTTTAGTATTCTCTCTATTATAACCAATGTAAACTAGTAATGGACCTACTAAAAGAATATGAATAAGGTTTACCCAGTATGGTTTATCTGCTTTTATATAATTATAAGTCTTGTAGATATGGTAAAATATAATAATAACACCTAGTCCTAGTAATATTGGATACATATAGGGGGATATTTCGTCTCTCTTTATACCTACATAAAGAAATAGTCCGCCTACAATAAGAATATGAAATAGATGTACGAATATTTCAGGGTTCATATATATTATACATTATTTTCTCTCAATAATATATAATGGAAAGTAATATGAATTATAACAATATTGAAGTTACGAAATTACAAAATGGTGGTAAAATTGTGCGTAAAGTTTCTATTAAGAATGGAAAAGGATATAAAAGTATTACTAAGTATCACAAAGGAAAAAAAATAGGTAGTACGAAAAAACAAATTCGTAAAGATCATGTCGGTCTTATTCAAATGGGTAAGTTTATACCAGGATTATTTTCTGATTGTGGATGCAATAAGAAGAAAACACGTAGAAATAAATAAATTATTTTGATAAATGATCTAGTGCTGATAAAAGAATTAATTCTTGTTCTGTCAACTTTTGAAATATTAATTGTTTATCAAAAGATAATTGAAAATATCGCGATTTGAACCCGTAATTTTTGCATAAACAATAAACACCATCTTCTTTTATTTTCATTTCGCAGAACATGGCACCTTGTTTTAAATGTATATTTTCAGGATTTTCTAAAGGTATCCATCTTATATGTGCACCATATTTCAGATCATTCATTTCATCTACATATTTATAGTCTCTTAATTTTTGAAGTAGTTCAAGTGTTTCTATTTTTGGAAGATGGAGTTCTTTTAATATATTTAAATTCATCTCTCTAATTTTATCTGTAGTAAAATTCATAAGTGTTTCATTTGTTTCATCATCTAATGCTTTTAATAATTTATTAACGTCCATATAAATATAATTATAAAGTAAATTGTATTTATATTCTTTTCCACATTTTCCACCTTTAAGAAAGGTGGAGCCAAACCTATCTACTTGTATTCATTTTGGCTCCACTCAACTTTTAGACTAAAGGTACTGATTTTATCAAAATAATAATAAAGTTTGGCTCCACCTTTTCAAAGGTGGATTGGATTACCATGCGCTACCAAAACCGCCGCCTAATACCGCATTTGCTGCCATTGGACCATCATTAAAACCTTCAGCACCTCCTGGAGTAGCCGCATCAACTAATGGTGTATTATCTTGTCTATACATGTTGTTATAGTTTGGAAGTTGTTGTGTTTGAGATGATTGTTGTTCATAATTTGGCAATGCACTAATAGCGGTACCTTCTGTATAATTTGGTTGACCAGTTATTGGTCCCATTTGTTGACCAGAAATAGGCTGAGAAATTTTAACATTTCCAGACCCTTTTTGATTCTTTTTTGGGTTTGGATCTTCAGTCTTACCATTCCATAATTCCGAAATACGTTCCACTATAATACTCACTTTCTCTCCTAACTTTGTTTGTAAACTCATTGTAATCATTAACATTGATAAAACAATGAAAATAATGTGGAAATCAGGATATTTTGTATTGCTATAAGTGGGCACGTATGTTATAATTCTATGAACTAATAAAAGACCTAAAAAGGTAACAATTACTTGAATTAATATTTCGGCAACTACTTCTACAGAACCTTTCTTGTTATCGGCTTCAGGAACATATTTTCCGATCGTTTTAGTCAAAATAACCACAGGAATAATGGCTAACAAAATGTATTGAAGTGTATTTAATATTTCAGATTTTGAGTCATCGTCAAAATTAAAAACGTGTTTAAAAAATCCTTTATTTGATTCATCTGAACTATCCATATATCTATAGGTTATAATTAGAAATTAAAATACAGAATAATCCACCTTTAGAAAAAAGGTGGAGCCAAATATACTACACAATTTAGAAAAAAACTTCAAGCTAAATCTTCTAAATTTATTGTATTTTAAAACTATCTATTTTTTCTAAACTTTAAGAAAAAGTATAACTGAAAGTTTTATTATTTTTATTATTATTTTTGCACCACTTTTCTAAAAGTGGCTGCGTAAGTAACTTAAAAACAAATTATGTATAATTATTATTATGAGTTCAAGATCACTCGCTGCTGCTAGATCTAGACGTGCTGGAGAAAATGCACCTCCAGTTTCAGGTAATCGTCCAGTTACTTCAATTGGTTCATACGCTGCATTTGGACAACAACCACCTAATCAACCACAAAATGTAAGAGTTGCTAGAGCACCACAAAATGCATATCAACAACAACCTCCTCAAAATGCATATCAACAACAACCTCCACAAAATACATATCAACAACAACCTCCACAAAATACATATCAACAACAACCTCCACAAGTACCTCAACAAAATCCAAATGGACTACCTTTTACAAAACTAAGCATTTCTGACGCGATTGGACTAATTACTATTAGACTTGGACGTGTTGAACAATGGATTATTGAAACTGATCATGAAAATGAAACAAATGAATATCAAAATAATTCAAGTAATGTTGATAGTAGTGTTCTTACAAATTTTGCTAGTAGATTAGATTCTCTTGAAAAGAGAGAACCAGTTTTAGGAAGCAGTTCAGAAGAAGTTACTAAATTAGTAGAAGATGTTGGTAAAATGAATGCACATTTAGAAAAAATAGTAGAAGAATCATCAAAACATTCATTGCTCACCGCCAAACATACAGAACAATTATTTAGATTTGAAAGAGAACTTATTGAAACAAAAGATATTTTAAAGACATTTATGTTGAAATATGATCAATTTGCAAATGAAACTAGTGAAAAATTTTGCGATGTTGAATATGTTATTTCAGAATTAGAAAAAAATATAAATGAAGATAATAATTTAGTAGAGAATGAAGATAATGTAGAGAATGAAGATAATGTAGAGAATGAAGATATTAAAGATAATAAAAGTGTTGACAATAATGACTCTGATAATCAAGTGGATGAAGAACAAATTTCTTCTATTATGAGTGTTGATTTGAAAAATCTTATTAAACAAGAATTAGCTATAAGTATTGATGAATAAATATATTCAAAATAGATTTAAAGATGTTTACAATTATTATGTAAATGACTAATACAGATAAGTTGATTAAGGATATTGCTATTGATATTATGTGTGTAACAACTATTTGGGGACTACTTAATAATCCATATTTGGCTCTAAGTAGTAAATTTTTTAATTCAGTACCTATGTGTATTACAATTTTTGGCACGGGAATTTCATTATTTGTTATGAAAAAATATTTTTGAATTAAAAAGAAGAAGTTGAAAAAAGATATTAAATATAAAGTGTTCTATTATATTTAATATGGAATTCCAAATTAGTGATAAACAGAAAAAGGATATTTTTGTATCTGTTTTTCAAGTGTTAAAAAATTGTTCATCTATTATTAGTTGTACATTTGAAGAAGAACTACTACATATTCAAGGTATGGATAAATCTCATATTTGCCTATTTGATGTTAAATTAAATAAAAATTGGTTTAATAACTATACTATATCTGAGAAGAAGATTATTTCTTTTGATTCCAATATTTTTCATTCTATTATTAGTACAAAATCAGACAACCAAAGTTTTAATTTTAAAATGGATGCAGATAATGAAGATACTCTTCATATTGATTTTGTTACTAATGAAGTTAAAGTGGAAGAAGAAAAAGAAAAGAAGGAAGAAGAAGAAAAAGAAAAGAAGGAAGAAGAAGAAAAGAAAGAAGAAGAAAAAAAGAAGGGAAAAAAAGCAGACAAAAAGAAGGAGAAAAAAGTAAAAGAAGATAAAAAGGGAACAAAAAGTAAAAGTAGTGATAAAGATATAAAGCAGTTTAAAAAGTTTTTTAAATTACCTCTTACTGAAAATGATTATAATGAATTAAACATTCCAGAAAGCGAATATGATGCAGAATTTTCTTTATCTTCAAAACAAGTAGATGATATTTTTACTCAACTTAATTTATTTGGAAATGATATTATTGTAAAATGTTCTGAAGAAAATATATTTTTGACTACTAATGGAGTTACTGGAGAAATGCGAGTTGAAATACCGATTGATGATGTTTCTAGTTATAGTATTGTAGAAGGTGAAGAAATTGAATTAACCTATAGTTTAATTTATTTGAATAAAATGTGCATCACTAATAAATTATCAGAAGAAGTAGAATTTTCATTAAGTAATGAATTTCCTATGAAAATTCTTTATCCTTTAGGAGAAAATAGTTCAATATCATTTTATATAGCTCCTAAAATTGATGATTAGAACTAGATTTTTGTTTCGTTATACTTAACAAAAATTATTATATTTTTTATGTAAAACAATATCATGAAACTAATTATCGGATTTTTTATTTTTTGTTTAGTATTATTTATATATTTACATATACAATTTCATTTAAAAACAGGCGAAGATTTGGAAATGTATGAGGTTGAACAACCTTCTAAAAATAAATTGGAAGAAATTTGTGATATTCGGCAACCGGTATTGTTTGATTTTGAATGTGATAAAATTATAGAAACTACTAATAAAAACTATATTTCAAATAATTATCATGCTTTTGAAATAAAAATACGAAATATAAATGAAGAAGACCCTAATACTGAAATATATATTCCTTTACTTATTAATAGTGCAGTTAAATTATTTGAAGAAGATAAAAGTGCTTCTTATTTTTCGGAAAATAATACTGATTTTTTAGAAGAAACTGGTATTATTAAAAATATGAGATATAATGATGAATTTTTGCGACCTTATATGGTTTCTAATTGTAATTATGATATTATGATGGGTTCTGACAATATATGCACACCATTTAGATACGAATTAAATTATAGAAATTATTTTGTTTTAACACAGGGAAGTGCTCAAATAAAATTAACACCTCCAAATAGTGCAAAATATTTGCATACTATTTACGACTATGAAAACTTTGAATTTAAATCACCTGTAAATCCTTGGTCTCCACAACCTAAATTTAACGCGGATTTTGATAAGATAAAATGTCTTGAATTTACTTTAACGCCCGGAAAAACTATTTTTATACCTGCATATTGGTGGTATAGTATTAAATTTAATTCAAATACTAGTATATCTTGTTTTCGTTATAGAACTTATATGAATAATGCTGCAATTTTACCATATATTGGTATGCATGCATTGCAAATTCAAAATGTTAAACGAGAAGTTGTTAAAAAATCTAGCATATCAAAAATAAATCATAAAATAATAGATCCTCTAGATAGTAATATTTTTAGAAATAATACAAATGATATAAATGATACAAATGATATAAATTATATGAATAATACAAATGATACAAATGATATAAATGATATGAATAATACAAATGAGAACATTATAGATATAGGTACTACTATTGATCAGTTACCTGAATCTACTTTTATTAGTAGTACAATAGATTAATTATTTGTACATATATAAAATCTAATAGTAGTGTATAATGTTTTTAAATATATTTGGTAAAACAAAGAAACGTAGTAAGAAATCTAAAAAAAGTACTAGAAAAATTGGTAGAAAAGGTACTAGACGAATGAAAAAAATGAAAAAAATGAAAGGAGGATGAGGAGGAATGCCAACAACACCCACTACTATAATGAAGGGAGGATGATCCGGCGCGTAAAAAAATTTTAGTATTTTATTGAATGACAATATAACTTTTACATAAGGGTTTTATTTGAAAAATAAAAAATTTTACTAAAATTTTACTAAAATTCTGTTATAATACTGCTGTAAATTTGTATTAGCTCTTTTTTTATTTTTTCTAGCTTTACAATTTTTTTTTCTATATTTTTTGTTTCTTCTTCATCTTTAGAATACATATGTAAGTCAAAATCTAAATTTAAAGCAATACATTTTAGAAATTTATATTGTTTCATAAATTGATGTGTAAAGTCATCTTTTTGTTGTTTATTCATTTTTATATAAAAATGAATAAATTTTAAATCTACATTTTCTGCAATACATTTTTCTATAAAATCAATTCTCTCATTTTATCATAAATCTCATATGTTCTAGATATCATTCTAGTTACTTCTGTTCTGCAATATGCACAGCAAGGTTTTGGTCTTTTATCACTTGTTAATGCATTCTTTAGGCAACCATTGCAGAATTCATGATTACAATTTAATTTTACAAATTCTGACTTATTATAGCTTTCAAAGCATATACAACAATCCACAATTTCTTCTATTTTTTCCATTTTATCTTCTTCTTGTAGAATAGATTCTATTACAAATTTTCTTGAATGTAGTGGTGTTTCTAATCTTGCAGACATAGAACTTCTAAACATTCCTGCAAAGAAGTATGCTGAACGTATATCGTTTTCTAAAGATGCATTCATTATGTTTTGGTAGTCTTCTTCATTTATATTTCTTAAACCAGTTAAAGTATTTATTGTTTCTACTTCAAGAAAATAGTCATCATTTATTTCAATTAGATCTGGCATACTATCATTGTCAGACGCTTCTTCTGTTGCAGGCATATTGTATTGATATTTATATGTTTCATAAATATAACGAGTAATTGCATCTTTATATATTGAAATATCACGAATATTATTAAAAGGGATACGACTCTTTTTTGCTGCGTATGTTTTTAATAAATCTGAATTATTTGCCTCATATGTTTCGGATAACCAATCATAAAATTCTATTTCCTGCATTCTTTGACATTTATCGGCACAAATTGATTCAAAGTCTAACAATCTTTCGTCATCGCATGTTAACCTATTGTGTCCAGCTCTTCTGCAAAAGGAGCAACGATTAATTCTTCTTTCAATATTTTGTGAATTCTGCATTATATCTTGATGTATCTTGTTATATTTGTGCATTCTATTTTATGTAATTATTAGTTTTCAATTTTATTTATCAACCTTTATCCACCTTTATCCACCTTTAAAAAAGGTGGTGCCAAATGTGTCTATTTTTTGATCAACTTTTTTTAAAAGTTGAGTGGAACCAAATGTGTCTATTTTTTGATCAACTTTTTTTAAAAGTTGAGTGGAACCAAATGTGTCTATTTTTTGATCAACTTTTTTTAAAAGTTGAGTGGAACCAAATGTGTCTATTTTTTGATCAACTTTTT